GTTAGATTTGCTAAAGAAGAAAAAGCAGATGGCACCTTGCCAATGAAGTTTGATTATGATATACTATCCAATCCAGAATCAAAAGATATAGAAAGCCAAGAGTTTGTAGATTACATTGGTGACATACTATTAGAAGTAATGGAACAACAATTAAATGATGGAAAGGTAGAGTTTGGTGAATAACGAAAGAATAGAACAAACAATATTAAGAAACTTAATGTACAATGAGTCGTACATGAGAAAGTCAATACCTTTTTTAAAAGATATATATTTTTCTAAAAGAGAAGAACATATTTTATTTTCAGAAATACATAAATTCATTGCAAAATATAATAATCTTCCTACTAAAGAAACTGTACTCGTTGAAATGGGTAACAGAAAAGACCTTAACGATGAAGAAGTTAGGTCAGTAAAAGATTTACTAGAAGTATTAAATCCTGAAGATGTTGATCAAAATTGGTTAATAGATACTACAGAAAAGTTTTGTAAAGACAGAGCAGTACACAACGCAGTACTAGAAGGTATTAAGATACTAGATAAGAAAGATAAAGAAAGATCGCCAGAGGCAATACCAAGTATATTGGCTGACGCCTTAGCAGTATCATTTGACAATCATATTGGTCACGATTATTTAAATGACAGTGAAGAAAGATATAACTGGTATCATACTAAAGAGAAAAAGTTTCAATTTGATTTAAGTTATTTCAACAAGATTACTAAAGGTGGTGTACCAAGTAAAACATTAAACATTGCTCTTGCAGGTACAGGTGTTGGTAAATCTTTGTTTATGTGTCACGTAGCTGCTAGTTTTCTTGCACAAGGCCAAAATGTATTGTACATAACTTTAGAAATGTCAGAGGAAAGAATTGCAGAAAGAATAGACGCTAATTTATTAGATGTAACTATGGACGATTTACATGCCTTACCTAAAGATGTATACAATGATAGACTAAAAAAAGTACAAGATAAAACTAAAGGTCAATTAATTATTAAAGAATATCCAACAGCTTCTGCTCATAGTGGTCACTTTAGAGCATTGTTAAATGAACTTGCATTAAAGAAATCTTTTAAACCACAAGTGGTGTTTATTGATTATTTAAATATATGTTCATCAAGTAGATTTAAAGGTGGTAATATATCATCTTATTTTTATATTAAAGCCATCGCTGAAGAATTAAGAGGTCTAGCAGTAGAGTTTGATTTACCTATATTCAGTGCTACACAAACAACTAGAACTGGTTTTGTTTCTACAGATATTGGTCTAGAAGATACCTCTGAATCATTTGGTCTTCCGGCAACTGCTGACTTTATGTTTGCCTTGATGTCAAATGAAGAACTAGAACAACTAGGTCAGATGAAAGTAAAACAGTTGAAGAATAGATATAATGATCCTTCTTTTCATAGATCATTTATTCTAGGTGTAGATAGATCAAAAATGAAATTATATGATGTAGAAAACAACGCACAAAATATAGTAGACAAGGGAACTGAAACAAAAAAGGAAATAAATCCTTATGATAAGTTTTCAGATTTTAAAGTATAATGGCTAAGAAACAAAAAGTAAGATTTAATAAATCTGATAGAAGACCGAAGGCTGATAAAGAATACGATAAACTACACTATTCTAAAAAGATGGTTAAGAAAGGTCGTAAGATTATTTGGCAAGTAAAAGAAAAACCTACTAATAATATAATAGGTACATATTTCTTTGAGGAAGACGCAGATAAATTAGTTAAATTTCAAAACGAACATAGAGTTTGGGAAATGAATGGTGGTATACCTAGATTTTTATGGAATAATTAACTTGCCTCTTTCTTATAAATATGTTATGAGAGGGAAATATGGCTTATAATTTAGCAACACTATCAACACTAACACAACACGTACCGTCTAATATAAAGAAAGACTTTACTTCTTTATTAAATATGATGGTAGAGGGTGCATATTATGGCGATGATTCTCCTGTCACAAAATCTAAAGTTTACATAGTAAAAGTATCTCCAGACAATTTAAAAAAAGTCCTACCTACACTAGAAAAAAAGTATACTGCTAAGATACAATCAGGTGCTAAAAAACAAGCAGACTTTATAGTACAAGGTTATAAGATTAAATTTATAGAAACAGGTAAGAAGTCTGTAAAACAACTAGACGCACAAGTCACAGCAAAACAAGAAAATGCCTCACTATGGATTATAAGAAGAGCATTGAAAGACAATATTAGATATACTTGTCCTGAAGACATATCTAAAGACAAAAAATTTAAAGAACTAGTTAGAATATATCCAGATGTGGTAGAAGATGAGTGGTTACAAAATTTTTATGCACAACAGAAAAAAATGTTAGAAGTGTTTAGAGGTAAATCATGGACAGAATATAACAGAGACGGTGGTTTTATGAATTATATCTCTAACGTAATAAGAGATAAGTTTAAGATTTCAAAAAAAGATAGTTGGAATCCTGCTGACATATGGTTAATTAAAAATGAAAATGATGTTAGAAGAACTATTGACAATGCAATGAAAGGTAACTCTGTATCTATATCTAAACTAAATGACGTAATGAAAACTTTATATAGTCAATACAAATTGGCAGGTATATCATTAAAAAAAGTTTCAGGTAAAGAAGCAAAGTATGAAGAAGTAAATACTAAAAATGCATTGATGAAGGACTCCAAGTTTACAATGAAGTTAGATAGATCAGTTATGAAAATGGGTAACAAAACTGACAAGACATTAGTATCTGCTGATATGAGAATAGATATAAAGTCTGCTAACGATGTTTGCGAATTTCAGATAAGACAAAACGGAAAAGGATTTAATCAGAATTTAAAATTTGATGGCAAATTCAAAGGTTCTGGTGCAGCTCGTATAGGAAAAGTACCAGTAGACTTATTAGCAAGATTAATGGCCGAATATGGTGTAGGAAATAATAATAGATTATTTTTTGTAAATGATCATAATCAATATCCTAAATCATTGGCTGCCTTTGATAAGGTAAAATCGGTATACCTAAAACGATTTAAATTAGTAAACCGATATACTGATACGGGTATTACAGATAGTAAATTTATTGAAAGTATGATAAAATCATATAACAGTAATGATCTAAAGAACGGTGTATCACATACTAAACTAATGGAACTAGATTTTTTATACTGTATTTACTCTATATCACCAGCAAAAAGAAACAAAATGCTAACAGATATGGTGTTTTTAGCTGAGAAAAGAGGGTCACAATTTGGTCCTTTTGGCAAGTTATATTAGTATAAATATAAGTACTTGATATATTGAATGAGAAAGTGAATTAATTTATGGATAAAATGAAAGAAAAATGTTTAATTTTAAAGGTTTCATAACTAAAGAAAAAAACACACATTTAGAACATCTAGAAGACGATATAATTAATAGAGGTTCAAAAGGTGGCGATAATGCTATAAAGTTTCTAAAATCAATTAGAAACATGCTGGTAGGGTCATCTGGTGCCAAAGTAAATATGTCTGTCAAATGGGATGGTGCGCCTGCTATTGTGTGTGGTGTCAATCCAGAAAACGGTAAATTCTTTGTTGGTACTAAATCTGTATTCAACGCAACTCCAAAAATCAATTATACACCAGGTGATATTAGAAGTAATCATAGTGGACCTGTTGCAGATAAACTAAACGTTTGTTTAAGAGAATTAAAAAAATTAAGAATTACAGGTATCTATCAAGGAGATTTACTCTTTACAAACGATACTAAAATACAAAATATAGATGGTGAGGCCATGATAACTTTCACACCAAACACAATTACATATGCAACACCAGTAAACTCTACTCTAGGTAAAAAAATTAGAAGAGCAAGAATGGGAATAGTATTTCATACAAGTTATACAGGTAAAGACATGAAAAGTTTAGGTGCTGGATTTGGTACAATATCTGGTAGATCAGGATCATCGGCAGTATTTTTAGCAAGTGCTGGTTATACAGATACTTCCGGTTCATCAACATTTACTAGTGGTGAACTATCTAGATTTGACGCCTTAATTAGAATGGCAGAGGGATCACTTTCAAAAGCTTCAACAATATTAAATGAAATGTCAAGATCAAATGATTCTTTATCAGTTGGTTTCAGACTAAAGTCTTTTTTTAATCACTATATTAGAAACACACAAGGCCATATGGGTAAGGTTAAACAATTACAAAAAATGTTTAGAGATTACTACGAGAATATTTTAACGGAAGAAATAGCAAATAGAAAAACAGAAAAAGGTAAACAAAAGTATAGAGATATATTAGATACTAACTTAAAATTTATAGATAGAAACGAACAAGCATTATATTTTACCATAGCTTCTCATGTAAGTTTAGGTAATGCAAAGAACTTTCTAATTCAAAAACTATCTCAAATACAAAGTATCGGACATTTTATTAGAACATCAAGTGGTTACAGAGTAACTAATCCAGAGGGTTATGTTGCAGTAAGTAGAGCTGCTGGTGCAATTAAATTAGTAGACAGATTAGAATTTAGTAGAGCAAACTTTACTATTGCTAAAGATTGGGTAAAAGGATAATGAAAACATTTAAACAGTACGTTACAGAGGTAGATAACAAATATGTTTATGCAGTTGAACAACCAAAGATTGTTTTAATTGGTGGTCCAGGTTCGGGTAAATCTACTTATGCAAAATTTTTAGTAAAAGAATTTAATATAAAACATATCTATCCTGGTGATTTATTGAGAGCAGAAAAGGCCAAAGGTGGTGATATTGCAGATAGATTATCTGATTTAGGTAAAGGTGGTTTTGCACCTAATGATATTGTTTTAGAACTAGTATTCAAGGCTGTTGCAGAGGCGAAAGGTGGTTTTGTATTTGATGGCTTTCCTAGATATATGCAACAAGTAAGAGATTTACAACACAAAAAGATTAGCATAAACAATGTGGTCTTTCTAAATGTAAGTGAAAAGGAAGTTATTAGAAGATTGACTGCTAGAGGTCGGGCTGATGATAAACCAGAAATTATAAAGAATAGAATATCTTTATATAAAAAAGAAACCGGTCCTGTAATTGATTATTACAGAGATAAACAAGGATTCATAGAAATAAAAGCTGAAGGTGGAGAACCGGAAGAGATAGCAAATACAATAATAAATAAGGTTAAAAATGAAAACATTTAAACAGTACGAAAACAAAGTAGAAGAAATTGATTCTATTTGTGAAAATATGAAATACGATGACCTTGTGGTAGAAGAAGCCGAACATCAAGGTAAAAAAGTAAAATTAAATAACCCTACCAGATCAAATGATGGTAAAAAGAAGTTTTACGTATATGTAAAAAATGAAAAGGGTAATATAGTTAAGGTTGGATTTGGTGATCCGAATATGGAAATAAAAAGAGACGACCCTAATAGAAGAAAGAATTTTAGAGCAAGGCACAACTGTGCTAATCCAGGTCCTAAATGGAAAGCAAGATACTGGAGTTGTTATCAGTGGAGAGCTGGCGCTAAGGTGGACAATTAAAAGGAGATATAATGTATATAAAAGGTGGAATGAAAAAACTAGGCAAAGCAATAGCAAAATCTACTAAAGAGAGTTTAGATAGAGAAATAGCTATCGCAGAAGAGGAACAAAGAATAATGGATGAAGAAAATGGTATCAAATTTCCTACAAATCCGGAAATAGACCAAACATATGAAGCGCCTGAACCTATATTAAATGAAGATAGAAAGTTAGTTGAGTTGGCTGATGGTTCAAAATTAGAAGAAATGTCAATCAAAGAAAAGATTGGTACATGGTCACATAATTTTAATCAATTAGACCCACACAATAAATTTTTCTACTTGTTAGAACAAGGTAAAGGTATCGTTGAACTAGATGATACAAAAAGAATAAATGGATATAGAATATACGGATGTGTTAGTCAAGTATGGGTATTGCCGTCACTAAAAGATGAGAAGATGATCTTTGAAGTAGACGCTGACTCACATGAGGCTAGAGGTGTAATGTATATTTTACAATCAATATTTTCAGGTCACTCACCATCTGAAATTTTAGAAGTAACAGATCAAGAAATAATTGATATAGGTTTCTTTGAAACATTGAACGAAAAAAGACGACATGGTACTTTTGCAGTAGTCAATGCTATAAGAACATATGCCAAAGATATGGTTGAAATGTTATCAGGCGAATAAAACGGAACAGCAATGAAAAATTTACAAGAAGTAAAAGCATTTTTAAATGAGGGTGTCTATGACAAAGGCATTTTCAAGGCCTTCTTCTTGGCGGGAGGACCTGGATCAGGTAAATCTTTCGTTACGCAAACCGCTTTTGCCGGTATAGGATTAAAAGTAGTAAACTCTGATACAATTTTTGAAAGAGAATTGTTAAAAGCAAACATGTCACTAAAAATGCCAGATGAGGAAGCATACTTTAGAGATAAGATAAGAGCAAAAGCAAAAGTTACAGCAGGTTCACAATTAGACGCCTATGTAAAAGGAAGATTAGGACTTGTTATTGACGCAACAGGTCGTGATAAAACTGTTATCAGTAGACAATATTCTATGTTAAAAGCAATAGGTTATGATTGTTATATGATCTTTGTAAACACAAGTTTAGATGTGGCCTTAATGAGAAATGAATTAAGACCTAGATCAGTGCCAGAATATCTTGTAAAGAATAGTTGGAACAAAGTACAATCTAATATAGGTTCTTTTCAACAAATATTCAGACCAAGTAATATACTAATTGTTGATAACAATAGATCAGAAAAAGAATTAGTAACCAATACCATTCAAACTGCTTCAAAATATATTAGAAGACAAATGAATAAACAGCCAGATAATTATCTAGCAAAACAATGGATAGCAAGAGAACTAGCAGCTAAGAAAAGAATATGATTAAAAAATTTAAAGATTATTTAATTAAAGAAAGTATCATAGATATACCTAGAAAAACATATGCTCCTGGTGTATTTGATAAGGCTGATAGTAAAGACCCTATAATAAAACCTAGTGTCAAAAAACAAATACAAGATCAGATTAAAGAATTTGAAAAAGAATATCCTGTTATTAAGATAGCATTAATAGGATCAATACTAACAAAGAGATACAGAAATGACGCTGATCTTGACATTAATGTATTGTTTGATGTGCCAAAAGAAAAACAAGAACAAGAAAGAGTTGATCTTTCTCAAAAGTATTTGTCAGCAAAGAACCCAAAAAATATTCAAGGTAAGTTAATACCTGGTACACAACACCCTATCAACTATTATTTTTTAACTGATCAATCAACTTATGATGATCAAAATAAAAAAGCAGACGCAGTGTTTGATATAGAAAACGATAAGTTTATTAAAAGACCAGACGACTTTACTTTTGATACAAACTTATATGTAAAAGAATTTGAAAGAAAAGTACAAGAGTTAGATGTAATTAAAGGTGAATTAAAAAGAGATATAATAGATTACAATGAATTAGTTGAATTACAACCAGATGATATCTTAAACTTACAAGACAAAATTAATACAAAGTTAGAAGAAATAGAAGATAGTATTTCAGATATAATAAAGATAGGTGATGGTGTTGACGCAGAAAGAAGATCAGCATTTAATAGTGATATGACACCAGATCAAATAAGAAAGTATGGTGTTAAAAATAGATTACCTAAAAATGTTATCTATAAAATGTTAGAGAAATACCACTATTTAAAATTTTATAAAAAATGTAAACAGATTTTAGATGATGGTAAAGTTACAGACGATGAGATAAAAAGTTTGACTAACGAACAAATAGATGAAATGAATTTAGAATCTATTGCTTCAGCATGGAACGACATAATTAGAAGAACAATTAAAGCACCTCAAATGAAAAGAGGTGTACAATTATATTTAAAATATTTAAGACAAGGTATGAAAGACGCTAAGAACAAGGCGGCTCAACATGCTGGTATAGACTACAATGAATTTGGTAAGGCAGTTAGAGACGCTGGTTTACCTGAAGAAGTAAACGAAGAAATAAGAAGACCAAGAAAATCAGTTGCATTTACTTTTGGTAGATTTAATCCACCAACTATAGGACATGAAAAACTTATTAGAAAAGTTAAGTCAGTAAGAGCAAATGATCACAAAATTTATTTGAGTAGAAGTGAAGACAGTAAGAAAAATCCATTATCGCCAAGTCAAAAACTAGCGTATATGAAAAAGATGTTTCCTTCTCACGCAAGAAATATAGAGATTAATAAAACTAATATGATATTAGATATAGCTACTACTTTACATAATAAAGGTTATACAGAGGTGTTTATGGTAGTAGGCAGTGACAGAGTAAGTGAATTTACAACCATATTAAACAAATACAACGATGTAAAATCAAGACATGGTTACTATAACTTTGACAACATCAATGTATTATCAGCAGGTGAAAGAGATCCAGACGCAGAGGGAGCTTCAGGTATGAGTGCAAGTAAAATGAGAGCTGCAGCTGCCAAAGACGATATAGGTTCTTTTAAGAAAGGTTTACCTAGTGGTGTAAACGCTGCTGATCTAATGAAAGATGTTAGAAAAGGTATGAGATTAGAAAATTTAGTTGATCAACCATCTACAAAAATGTTAACTATGGAACAATTTGATCAACAACAAATAAGAGACTTATATTTGAGAGATATGATATTTAATATCGGAGAAAAGGTAGACTATACCAAACAAGATATAAAAGGAACAGTTAAAAGAAAAGGTACAAACTATATTGTACTAGAAGATAACAATAATAATTTACATAAAGCCTGGATATGGGATTGTATACCAATCGCCAGTGATAAAGAGGTTGCAGTTAGAGAACATAATTTAAATGTAGACTATGGCTTTAAGGCTGTATCTGAAAAGAAATATAATAAGATATTTGCCGACTTAAAGAAAGAAATTACGATGAAATTAGAGAAAGAAGCACATGAAATAGGCGCCGATTATGCCAATCATACTAAAGAAGTAACACCTGGTGAGGTTCCAGAAGCTAAACCAGTTGACGCAAAAAAGAGAGGGTGGCCTACACAAGGTTACAAAGAGATTAAGACAGAGGAAATATCTGAAAAAGATGTAAATAATTGGGCAAGTGAAGCAGATACAATAGATAAATATAAACAAAGATTTAAGGAGGAGTGGAAAATCAAGTTAGATGAGGCTGTGGCCAAAATGATCAGAGACTTGTAATACACCGTACTATGACTAAATACAGAAAAACAATGGCAGAAGCCTGGAACGAGGCAAATTTAATAGAGAGTGGTCTAATGGGAACTATGACCGATACTCAATTAGCAAACATCAAAAAAGTGTGGGCTAAAAAGACTATGAGAGACGTAACACCAGGCATAAAAAGTATGCTTGATAAAATGGATATGCCAACTAAAGTTGCTGTAAAACATGCTGGTATTAATATTCTTTCTAAAATAGTATTAAAAGATGAAGTAGATATGTCAGTTGATGTTTCAGAAACATACACTGTAGTTATCACTAAAAAAGATGGTTCAAAAATGGAACTAGGCAAGTATAATACTCCTGCTGAGGCACAAAAATATGTTGACATGTATGGTAAAGGTGCTAAGATTAAAAAAGAAGAACTTCAAGGTCAAAAAGAAAAGAATAAAGACGAACTAGAAGAAGGCAAAATGTCAGACATTGACGCCATGCAAAAAGATGGTGCCTCTGCTAAAGACATTGCTAAAGCATTAAAGATTTCAGTAGCAACAGTTAAAGATATACTAGGCGAAGACGAACAACAAAACAAAGAAGATTTAGAAGAGTCTTTTAGTCCTGCTATGTTACAAAAATTAAAAACAGAATTTGGTCCTTTAAAAGGCAAAACTATTACAGCTGCTAGAGCAAAACAGTTGATGAATATTTTAGACAAATTAAAAGATAAAGATTTAGAAACTTTAAAAGGTGCAGGTATACCTTTTGTTTCTGGTGGTGCAATGTCCAAACTGTCAGTAAGAAAAATGAAATTCAAAGTAACTACAATTACTCCTTTCGGAGAAGAAACAATTGAAGAATCTTATACAGTAAAATATGTAGACCCTTTAAATAAAAAGAACTTACGTATGAAACATGCTAATGAAAAAGACGCTCAAGATATGATGGATAGATTAAAAAAAGCTGGCGTTAAAGATATTAAAGTCGTAAAAGAAGAAGACGCTTACGATAAAGATGATGAGAAACCAAAAAAACCTAAACCTAAAAAAGAAGATTTAGACGAGGATTCATTTGAAGAAGCATGTTGGGTAGGTTTTAAACAAGTAGGTATGAAAGATAAAGGTGGTAAACAAGTACCTAATTGTGTACCTGAAGAAAACGATTTAGACGAAGAAGTATTAGATGAAATGGCTGCTTTAAGAAAAAAAGCAGATAAGTCTGGTATATCGTATAGTATTCTAAAGAAAGTATTTGATAGAGGTATGGCTGCTTGGAAAGGTGGTCACAGACCAGGTGCAAGTCAGCACCAATGGGCTTACGCTAGAGTAAATTCATTTATCACAAAAGGTAGTGGTACATGGGGTGGCGCAGATAAAGATTTAGCTAAACAAGCAAGAGGTCAAAAAGAAGACCTTGACGCAGTGCCACAAGATAGAGACGTTAAGAAAAAAGATGGTACTCAACCTAAAAAATACTATAAAGGTTTAAGTAAAGATGTTAAAGACGCAAGAGCTTCACACTTTAAGAACAATGATTCTAACAAAGAGGCACCAGGAGATAAAGAAGCAAAAACTAAACCATCTATTCACACACAAAAATATAAAAAGATGTATGGTGAGGGTGCAAGAGAATTAGTATTAAAATTTTTAAAACAAAAAATGCAAACTTCCAAGGAGGAAAAATAATGAGTTATTTAAAAAATAAGCCAAACTCTTTAGAAGATATGGCAAAACAAATGCAGATACACACTAATGAATCTGATTACAAAGATAAGTTTAAAAAAGAATTAGACAAAGCCGGCAAAGGTATAGGTTCTATGACGCCAAAAGAAAAAAAAGATTTTTTTAATAAGATAGACAAAATGCATACGGCAAAAACAGAAAACGTTAAAGAAGAAGTTAATTGGACAGAAGCTGCTGAAGAACAAGAGAAAAGATCAGACGAAGCTAAGTATTATAAACCTGAAGAAGTTGAAGAAGCAACATATGGTTGGACTTTAGTTTCAAAAGCAAAAGATATTGCTAAAAAATTCAAAGATAATATATCAAAAGCTGTGGCAGAAATAGAAAAAATAGAAAAAGGTTTATCTAAAAATCCTACAGTTGACGCAGAGTTAAGAAAGTACAATGAAAATTTAGAAGAAAAATACGAAGAAAAAGAAAAAAAAGATGATAGCTCAAAGGAAAAAGAACTAAAGATCAAACTAGATAAAGAAAAAGATACAGACGCTTTAGAAAAACAGAATATAACTTTACAAGGTCAAGTCAATATTCTGAAACAAAAATTAGAAAACGAAAAGAATAAAGCTCTTAAGCCAGCACCTAATAAAGATACAGGCGAAGTACCTTTATCTGTTGGTATTGCTTACAAACATCTAAAAGATAAGATGAAAACTGAAGCTGCTAAGTATAAAAAAGAACAAAAAAAAGACGAAACTCAAACTAGAGATCAAGAAATGGCAGACCCTAAAGGTAAAACTGATACAGGCCAGCCTAAAACTCCAGTTGAAATGAATCCAAAAATTAACCACTCGTTTTAAGGAGAATATAGATGGCGTGGGTAGATATCGCAGGATTAAAAAATACATTTGAACATTCAGAGGAGTTTAACGACTCTTATTGGACAAAAAACGAATGTACTATTACTGCTAATGCTACAACAGCACCAGACGGTACTCTAACAGCTGATAAACTAACAGAAAGTGCAACTGCTAATAAGGGACATAGTGTTAGTAGATATGTCGGTGGTAGTGGTACTACAAACGGTTGCTCTTATAGTGTATATGTGAAACCAGATACACGAACTAAATTCGCTATAGGTTTAGCTTTTAGTCCAGATAGTCTAACAGTTAATGCAAAATTTGATTTAACAGCAGGTACAGTTATTAGCAAAGGTAATCCTTATGGTCATGCTGTAACAGAGGCCTCTATACAAAAAATTGGTGATGATGGTTGGTTTAGATGTATTATACAAAATGGAACAAGTGGAGGAGCTTTTAATCCTAGTTGTTATCTAACAACAATGGACGACAGTAATGACACCACGCCAGCTTCAGGTTCAGGAAGTATTTTTATCTGGGGTGCAATGTGGCAATTAGAACATGAAACTGTTGTTAATGGTACTAACGCTGGTAGATATGTTTATAGTGGTGGTTCTTCAGGTGTTGAAGGAAGTTTATGGCAATATGAAAATGCTGCTACAGCAGCTAATACATATCCTGATTCCGCTGACGGTGCAAACTCAACTGTGTCTGGTGGAATAAGAACACACACAAGACCAGGAACTAGTGCTGTTACAAAAACATATTTAAGAACTAGAAAAAAAGGAACTACAGTTGAGAGAGGTGAGTTGTCACATACTTACTATCATGGACAATAAAAAAACAAGAATATATTGTGACATGGATGGTGTCCTTTGCGACTTTGTAAAGGGTGTTGAGAAACTACATGGTATAACTATTAATAACTGGTCATACGGAAGTAAAACTGAAAAGTGGGCTAAAGTAAAAGCAACACCTAAATTTTGGCATACGTTACCATGGCATACTGGTGGTAGACAACTCTGGTCTTTCATATCAAAGTATAAGGCACATATACTATCAGCATACGTAGAGGAAAGTTTTGATCCTAATTGTATACCAGGCAAGACACATTGGGCAAGAACAAATTTAGGTATATCAGGTAATAGAATTAATCTAGTTAAACGAGTGCAAAAACAAAATTACGCAAGGGTCATGGGCAGTCCTGCCATTCTAATAGATGACTATAAGAAGAATACAGATCAATTTAAAGCAAAGGGTGGTATAGGCATACACCATACAACAGTAGGTAACACTTTAAGAGAGTTAAGATCACTAGGTTTCTAACTTATTTCCGTTATAAATAGTGTTAGTTATAACAACAAAGTTAATTAATTAATTAAGGAGAAAAACAATGGCTTTATGGGGAAACGATATTAAACCCAAAAACTTAACCGAAGCTGAGAAGAAGGAAGTATACGCTACTGCTTCAGGCTGGGTTAGAGAAGCGGGTTCAATTCTTTCAGGTAATGATAACACAGCTGCTACACCAGAAGTTTTGGTTGCAGTTGGTCAACTTGCTACTAATATGGGTGCAGGTGACATTACTGAAATAGAATTTATTACGACAGCATTTGATAAATCTGCTGGCGGAACACTACAAGTAAGAGTAAGATTTAATGAAGACGTAACTGTAACAGGTACACCACAATTATCAGTAACAAATGGTAATGAAGGTACTGGTACAGGTAGAGGTCCTCATGTATTATCTTATACTTCAGGATCAAATACTAACGAATTGGTATTCGGCTTGACTATAGGTGCTGCTGACGCTGCTACCGAGGCTGACGATGTACTAACAATTGGTGCTAACGCAATGTCACTTAACGGTGGTACAGTAAAAGATAGAGGTACGGCAACGAACTCTACTATTACTAACGCTTCATCAATAGGTACAGCTGCTGGTTCAATTACAGTTGTAGCATAATAATAATAAATTTATAGGGGTCCTAAAAAGCCCCTATATAATAATAACAATTGATGTAGTCAAATGGCTACAGTAGCATTCCCGAAAGGGTTTAAAAAGGAGAAAAAATGGCAGACAAAAAAGTAACACAATTAACTGATCTAGGCGACGCTCTAGATACAGCAGATTTATTTCACGTAATAGATGACCCGAGTGGCACACCTATTAACAAAAAAATTTCAGCTGAAAATGTATTCAACAATATTCCAAGTTGGATTGCATTAAAACAAACAGCACAAACAATTACAGCAAGTGGTTCAACTCAAGCAGCTGATCTAACTTCAGCAGTGACTTTGATTGACGCTACTTCAAACACAGCACCAACAACACTAGCAGCTGCTTCAACAGATGGACAAATTAAAACAATTTTAAATTCATCTACAAGTGGTACAAATGCAGTGACAATTACACCATCAAACTTTAAACAAGGTACAACAGTTACGTTAAACGCTCCAGGTGAGTCAGTAACTATGATTTACAAGTCAAGTTTTTGGTATATAATCGGTGGTGAGGGTTACGTAGTAGCTTAATATATAATATAATATAATATAATAGGAGTATATAATGATAATTGATGAGAAATTATTACTAGAGGAAAAAGAGAAGTTAACAAAAGAGTTTAATGATCTTGCCTCTAAAATTAAGAGTGTTGAGTTAAATGTAGGTACTATGAAAGCAAATTTAAATGCAATTAATGGTGCTATACAACAAACAGACAATCTTTTAAATAAGGTAAAAGAACAAAAAAATGAAAAAATTTAAATCATTCATAAAAGAAGAAGATTTAAAAGACTTTGAGGAAGATTGTTTAGCAGGCAAAAAACCTGTTAAACAACCGACCGAAGAAACAGAAAAAAAGGAAACTAAAGAAGATGAAAACATTTAAGAAGTACTTAAACGAACAACATGGAATAGGCGTTGGTACACCGGAAGTTAACTCTGTAGAAGATGGTAGCATTGGTGTTCACAATATACATGATCCTGAAGTTTTAAAAAGAGTAAATGCTTTTGTGGGATCAATAGGCGAAAGAGAATACATTAAACCAGGTTTTGCAATTGACGAGCTGAGAACAAAATTATCTAAAATAGGATTAGAAGTTAGTCCTTGTGCTATGGATGGTGACAGCGGAACAGTTAATTGTGAAGTTACTGCTTACGGCGGAAGATTTGGTAAAGATATAGATGGTTCTGATATTAATGATGATGGTATATCACACAAAAAAGAGGGTGGCCTTAAACTAGAGGTTAAGTACGAAACATTAAAAACAGGAACATCAAAAGTCTACGCTAAATTAGTATAGGTTATAATGTTCAAAGAAATAACCAAAGAAAACTGGTTGCTTTTTGCACAGCATAATTATGATAATCCTACTCTAGAAGATGAGAAGGAATTCTATGAAGATATTAAAAGAATAAGATATCTAAAAAGGTTATTTCGTAAGTATAGTGTAACAGGTAAACTAAAAGTTAGATTAGTAGTTAATCACTTGATAGTATTACAAAACGTATTCGGAGTTGAATGTGCCGTTTCACTATTACTGTTTAAAATAGATAGTAAATATTGGGGAATATTAAAATCTTTTTTAGAGTACCTTGAATACTTATATCCACACGAGTTAAAAAGTATTGAAAGAGATTCTGAAATACAAAGATTATTAGAGGAACTATAATGAATAGAGGTGTAGATTTATTAATAACATATAGAATTATCAAGATGTTATCAACACCATTTAATAAGCAAGACGCTTTTAAATATGGTATCATTGACGACAAAGGTACTGTATTAAGAAAGTTTAGAACTATCACAAGTCCAAAAGAAAAGAGAGCATATACTTTACTTCATAGATTTGTATTCAATCTAAAAAGACTACTAGCCAAAGCAGGAGTTAGAGGTGCTTTAGGTTCTTTTGCAGTTGCAGCCGCTCTTTTATTTAAAGAAAATAAAGAGGCTAAAAAACATCAATTAATAATAGAATCCGCTGTGATCACATACTTAAAACAAACAGATCAGTATGACTCTATGTTATCAGAAAACATAAATATACCAGACATACAGGAGACGCCAATTATGAATTGTTTTGGTGTTGACGTGTTTGAACAAAACGGAGAATTAATAAGCGAGTACGATTATGACAAAACATTATAAAGCAATGATGGATGAACTCATCAATAAGATGGACGAAGACGCTCCAACTAACGCCACAGGTACAGCCGTTGCAGGTACAGGTGATGACAATACGGTACATGCTTTAACAAAATCACATAACAAATATAAAAGGGATAACTTATCTACAGCAAAAGGATATGTTGGTTCTGTTGTACCTTTATCAACAAAAATTAAAGAAAGTGATGACAATAATAATGTAGTATTAAAAGGTGTACTAGATAAAATTGATAGTATAGAAATTAAAATAGATGAAATGACAGAAACA